TAAAGTTCTAGGTTCAGTACTGCCTCTCCCAATATCTACAGAACTTGATTTTACGTAAGGGAGAGAAAATATTTGAGTACTTTTAGATTTAGCGAATACTGCTTTTAGCTGTATTGTAGCTCCACCTTGAGGTTTAAAGGTGTTTGAGAATAGAACCTCTATTCTAAAGTGTTTACTGTTTAATGGGTAGTAGTTTACTTCTTTTATATCAGTTTCTTTAAAACTACGTCTCCCTGAGCTATCAGTATAGGCGTAAGGAATTACACCTACTGCTTGGTCAGTAATTTGATAGGATGCAAAAGTCTGCCACGGAGCTGTGACAACTATTTTGTTATTACTGGATTGTGCGTAAAAGAATCTCATAGTTTAGCATCCACATGCACATACCTCTGTGCAAAATTCTCTAGCTTTATTATATTTAGCTACTGCATCTTCGTAGTTCCCGTTTATTTCTGCGGTGTACTTTGCAGCCCCAAGAAGTAAATGTATTTTCTCAGCTCGTAGTAACTCTTCTTTGCATTTGTCACAATGACATGTGCAGTTAATTGCAGATTCTACAAGTTTTGCTATACAGCAATCAATCTCACAACTAGCAACAAGTAATGCAGTAAGAATAGTTTCATTGTTACGAATAACAGAGTACTGTAGTACCCCAACGCAATCTAAACTTACATTAATGATAATGTACCCCCCTAAAGCAATTGCAGGGAAATTGGTAATAGTCCCATCTCCATTTGTCACTTGAATAGTTACAACTGAACCACTAAGAATGGTGCTTGGAACAGGAATGTTAAAGAATATTTGTCTACAATTTGGGGATATAGCTGTTATCATAATGAGTAAAAAATGGGGGAAGTCAGTTTCCCAACCTCCCCCTTGTTAGTATTACCAAATAAATTCAGCAGCAGTTGCGATAGTAATGGCAAAAGCATTATCGTAAGTAGCTGTGCCTGCATCACCAACTTCAGGAGCAGTACCATCAGAATCAGTAAAGTACAATACAACTTGGTTAAGAGTTCCAGCAGGTGCAATACCTGTAGAAGTCGGCCAGTTGTGTTCGTACTCGATAGTGATTTTGTCGTACTGATATGTAGTTTGGGTGTATGTCATCATGTTCTGTGGGAGGTACATGCGGTTGAAGTTACCGTAACGGCTTCTGCAACGAATTTCCTCACCAAGAACTTGCCAAGCATTACCTGTCCCTGGTACAAATCCAGCTACAGTTTGAACTGAAGATGCAAGGGTAGTTTCGTCAGTATCATTGTTAATGATAAGATCGAAGATAACACCAGGATGACGTGCTGCAATAGTGCAGGTAGTTGTGTTATCTGTAACATTGAACAAAGCATTCAGTACAGGGTTAGCTGCAATAAGAGTAACCAAGTGATCATACAGACCAGCTTCATCGTTGGTTGGACGATCTGCAAACAATGACTCAACGTTGATAACTTTGTGGTTAGTGGTGTTGAATGATCCTAAAGGAAATTGATAGCCGCCTCCAGACAAATCAGGCAAACCAGTACCATCTGCATCATAAAAACTCAACTGATCTACAGGAGTAGTACGAATTACAAATTTAAAGGTTGCGTTTCGGCTGTTAAGGGCAGTACCAATATCAAGAACAGTTTGGTGACCTGCAGATCCTACAAACGGATCGTATTTAATACGACGAATGTTACGTGTATTAATGATTGGGGTAGCAATTGGGTTACCTGAAGTACCTTGAACAAATTGCAAGTTGTTGTAGAACCACAACGGATTTGCAATAGGTTCGAGGTTTTCACCAGTATCCAAATCTGTCAAATCTGCGGTAGCTTGGTACAAGGCTGTATTTACATAAGCGCCTGCTCCAGAGTTACCTGCAAGGTTCCAGATTCCAATTTCAGGAGTACTTGCAATACCTGTAAAAGACGTACCTGACTCCAAAACGTCGATGTTTGAAATAAACACCTGTGATAAATTAGTTCCCATTTTAATTGTTTTTAGGGATTAAACATTAATTGATTGATTAATTATTCACTTTCCATTGTTTCTATGGATTGTGATTGATACCTAGGGTCTTGTATTCCCTCTAGTATGCTTTTTATAGTCATTTCTACGATTTCTTGATGAGTGTGTTCTGGTAGTTCACATCCAACTCCAAGAATTCGATTCATTCTTTGTGGTCTTCTTATGTATGTTACTCTTGCACCTGTTACAATAAACTCTGCGTTTGTGTAAATTTTAATGAAGTTTTCATTAAATGTATACTTAGGGTACGTAGATTTAGTTGTGTTAAATGGATCTTTTAACAGAGTGTAGATGTCATCTAACTGAGCATAGTTGCAAGCAACTAATCTTCTAGTAACATTTAATCCAGATGGAACTGATCTTCTTCTAAGTACGTGTTCCTCGTGTGTTTCCATTGTTACTATTTGAGTATCTCCTGTTACTGGGTTTTCCCAAATTAATGAAGTTGTTAAAGGCCCTGCAAATATTTGAGTATCTATCTTTAAGTAAATTTCATTACCATCCACAGTTGGGGTAAATTCTACTGTTCCTCCGTAGTTACTTTCTACTGAGAGGACTGGTGAGCAGCAGTTATTAGTATAATTATTAGAATCTAAAAGTTGATCGTAGGTTAGCCCAGCATTACTTTGAATAATTGTTGTTAGGTTATTAGACTCTAATTGCATTTGTATACTTGTAAGTATATACCCAGTTGTTGGGGGTGTGATACTTATTCTTTGGTAGGCAAATGTAGTTGTTGTTGTTTGAAATGTCGCAGGTCTACAAGCATCAGACACTACAGCTCTCAAATTTACTAAAAATAAGTAGTCATTTGGGAGAGCTACAATATCTGTAAAGTGTGGGTCCTCTAACAAGTTCTCTGCTAGTACAATACCATCTAACTCAAATGTATTTATTAGTGTTGATGATACTAAATTTCTTAGGTCATCAATTCGTTTTTGAGATTGCTCAAATCCTTCTTTGTACTTATTACCTAGGGGGTTATAACGCAGCTTGATAAATCTATCCATAGCAGAGTTTAACTCATGGTCAATTTCCTGAGGTAAAAAGTTGTCAACCTGGAAAGATGCAATTTTTTGCACCCCCAGGTTGACAGCTATATGCATTTCACTTATGGTCACTTCAGTTCTTTAAGTTGTGCTCTCATAGCGTTTACTGCGCCTGAGTTCTTTTTATTCTTAAAGTATACAATTGTATCTGTGATATTTTCCCCGATAGTTTCATCAATGTAAATATGTTGATTCCCAATCAAACGAATCACACCATATTCAATCATCTCTGAAATTTCAGATCTAATCTCTAAGTCTTGATCAATTGCGTATTTCAAAAACTTAGCAGCATTTTGGTTTTTAATGTCGTACAACATATTTTCAACCTCCATGTCTGTCAAAGTTTCTGGTCTAGATCCAGTAGATAGTACTCTAAGTAGCATTCTCATCTTATCTACATTACCTGTAAGTTTGATGAACTCTTTATCAGCTTCTTTAGATACTTTAACTGCAGCATTCTTTTTAAGAAGATCTTTTTCTGGGTCGTAGATGTAAAAACGTTTACGTCCATCTTCCTCCATCTCTTCTTTAGTAGAAGCTACAAGTCTGTGTTTAAGACACCATTGGTAAGTTAAATAATCCATTGGGTTAAATGGATGACCGTCCTCATCTTTACTGATGTCTAGTTCTACACCTTCGAATGGAACTTTAACTCTCATAGATGCCCAAAATTCTTTTTCTTTTTTAGGCCATTCAACATGCCCGTAAGGTACGTCAATAATGTCCTTTAAAAGTCTTTGTGCTTCTTCGCCTTCCACTCCTTTAAGTGGTTGGCGTCCTACATAAATAGAGCCAATTGTTACTTTAGCTCCTGCTCGAATCTCTTTTGGGAGGTGATTCAAAACCTCTTTGCGTCTGATAATAATTTTTCTCATTGTTCTTTTTTTAGTTTAAGAATAACTAGGATTTATAGTAAAGTTGGTTTTGAAAGGGGGGCTTTTACACCCCCCTCTCTGCAAACCAAACACAAATTACGATGCAACACACTGAAGATCTAAGCTTGTATCAAAGCGGCGAAGCAAGATACCTGCAGTCTTAAGCATGTGAACAGAAGCACCGTCAATATCTGATGCGCGAGTATCAGTAGAAGTAAATCCGTTAGGAACTACTGAACCTGCAACACACCAACGAAGCATTTCACGACCTTTTTTGTTGATCATTTGAAGGTTGTTTTGACCGTCGTAAGTTGATTGGTCAACAAACACCATTCTGTATGATTCAAGTGGGAGGCCTGATTCTGGGTGCTGATTAGAAGCTTGAGCTACTGGGCCGTGGTCAAACAATGGAACTTTAACTACGTTTACAGTATGGCCATCAATGTGGTCATAAGAAGTAAAGTAGCCAGTGATTCCGAGGTTACGACCGCTACCAGTAATGAATTTAGCTTCAGTAGTTTGAAGGTATCCGTTGTTCTGACCGCTGTAGTAGTTACGAAGTGCACGATCGAATTCACGAGCACCACCAATACCTGTAAACAATGTTACTTGTTTGTCAGTAGCGTCAGTCATACCGTAGAACAAATCACCAATAACATCCTCAATTTTGTTTTGAGTCAAAGTTGAGTAAGTGTCTTTGTTGATAATTTGCTCAAAGAGACCTGGACCTGAAATTACAGGCTGGCCGTTCTCATCCAACATTTGGTTAACACCATTGTTGTCATAAGTTTTCTCACCATACCAGTAGTACATTTCACACTCTTCTTTGAACTTGAGCATGTGACGATACTCTTCGTAGTCCATCCAAAGTTTAGTAGTGCGACCTTCTTTCATAGGAAGTTCGAACTGAGCTACATAATCTTTAGCGTTACCTGCAAAGTGGTAAGATTTACGAATCGTACCAATTTTAGAACGAACAAGACCTGGAGCTGCCCAGTTAGAAGCATTTCCACGAGAGAAGTCAACACCTACGTTTGCGTACAACATACCAAACAATGCACCTGCAGTAATATCAGCAGTTGGCATTGAAGATTGGTCAGGAGATACAAGTTTCAATTTGTACTCATAACCACCTGCGGTAGGTTGTGGTTCTGACATAATACGCGCTAATACCCCAGATTGAGATACAAGCGTGTAAGGGAAAATAAACCACTTGTCAGGGAACACTACTGTAAAGATAGAACCACCTGCACCAGTACCCAAAGATGATACTACAGGACGTACGTTTACTTCGTGAGTTTTCACTCGGTATTCGTACTCAAAGCGGTCAATAGATTTAGTGTTACCTACACCTTCAGTCAAGAATGAAAGAGGGAATTTCTTTTCTTCACGTCCTGCAAGGTGAGTGATAATTGGGGAGAGCTCTTCGGGCTTCTCCATGAGAGCATTAACCAACGAGTTTGTGTCGGTCATCTGCTGGTCGTTGTAATAGGTTTTAAGAACCTGCATTAAAGCCATGATATTCTAATTATTTAATTGTTAGTTGCCTATGTTAAAAAAGCGCGGTCATGTCCAGATTGTCTGGATCAAAATCTTTTTGTCGTCTACTTTGTTTTGAAGCACTCTTAACTCTCTCTTCGTTTTTAGTAATACGTTCTTTTAAGTTTTTAGCGCTTACAGTTTTAGCTTTTGTGTTAATGATGTCTTCTAGTTTAAATCCGTTGTACATCAAATAATCCATTGCTAATTTTACTTCTAATTGTGCATTAGCGTAATCAATATCTCTTTGAGTTTCCCCGTTTCTACCTACAGGTTCAGAGATATAGTCAAAGAATTTAGATTTTTGTTTGTCGGGGATTCTGATTCCCGCAAACTCATTTCCAGATTCTATAATTCCCGCAACTCCCTCCCAGAACTTATCATTTTCTGCTTGGATACGTTGTTGCTCTTGCTTTTGTTGTTCAACAAGAGTTTGTCTATACTCTTCTTGAGCTTTAGCTATAGCTGATTGAGCGAGTGTTGCTTTATTGTACAACTTTCCAGAGTCTTCGTAGTCTTCAAGCATTTCTTGAATGAACTGATCGTCGTGACCTTTTAGTTGCAAGTATTGAGCAAGCACTGCTCTTTGTGAATTTACATCCTTCTCACTGATTTTAAAGTTGTTATAATCAGTGTTAGGATTGTATGCCTCAAAGAACTTTTTAGAATCTCCTCCAGCAAGTACATAATCTAAATGCTTCTGTACGTCTGGGAATTGCTCAAACAATCTGTTTAATTGTTCTTCTGCAATTTGCTGTCCAAGATCCCTAGTAAACTCTGTCAGTCCTTCGACTGTATCAGCGTATTCGTTTTCTAACTCAAATCCAAGAGTCTTAGCAATTTCATCTGCTACAGAATCTAAGTCGGAGTCGAAATCATCCGAGTCATTTAAATCATCTGAATCATCTGAATCATCATCAGTTTCTACTGAATCATCATCTTCTTCTTCTTCTGTTTCTTCGACTTCGTCTACTTCTTCATCAAGAAGTTGTTCGTCTTCTTGGATCGAATCTAATCCATCTCCTAGAACGTTGTCTAGAGAAAGTGAGTTTAAATCTAATTTTTCCATTGTGTTTGTTGTTTTACAAAAGTATTTAAAGTATTTTATAGCTTAACTATAAAAATATTTTTTACAAGAGTTATTAAATATATAGCACTTAGTACATTTTAGGAGCTTTATATTTTGGTTTTTTGCCTCCACCTTGTCTATTTACAGGTCTAAACCTCCCAGTAAAGTTATAGTTATAAAACTGTCTAGCTTCTGCTCCTGTTGGAGAGAAATGTGTTTGGTATTCTAAGTCCTTTGGAGTAGTATAATTAGTTTCGTCTGGATATTCTCCCTCTATTGCTTTTCTTTCAAGTCTAGACTCATCTGTTTGAGATTCTAATTTATTATATTTTGAATTAGAAAACCTATAGGTTTTTCCAGGACCGTGCGCAAAGTCTCTGAAGTTGGTTAAAGCCCTTTGTCCAAAACTGTCTTCAGAATTAAGCTGGTTTCGTAAATTTAAATGGGCTAATTCTGCAGCTATCAACTTTATATATTCGGCATTTGGGTCAGGTAACCACTCTCTAGAAGCACTCCAAAAGCTTTTTGGAAGTGGTGGTACATAAATTGTATTTTTATTTGGATCAGCGTGTGCTCTAAAGTAGTCTTTTTGATAATTATAACTTTCAGAATTTTCACCTTCTACTGGTACATTACTTATTGTTTCTACACCTGAATCTCGAACCATCCTTAAAGCATCCTCCCAATGTAGAAAATCTTTTTTTCTCACCGCTCCTAACCAAGGATTATAACGGCTCGTAGGATTTGGATTGTATGCAAGTTCATAGGGCAATATTTGTTTACCTCTGTAAGCATTATATACTTGTTTTTCAGGCTCAGAAAGTTCATTATAAGATTTATCAGATAATGTTGATATTTCTGCAGTAGGCAGCATATAAACAAAACCTTCAGTATTTCTATATCCTACAGGTTTTGAATATATTTCCATAGGATTAGGCCTATTTTCTTTACCTTCACTCTTTATTTTAAACACTTCTTTAGCCGTGCCTATAACCTTGGCTGCTTCTATATCTTCCTTACTTTGAAAAACAGGAGTTTGAGTACCAGTACTTTCTGCAGTTGTAGTATATGGGTTAACTCTTAAATCAAATGGTTTATTTTTAAGACCTGCAGACTGATATTTTACAGGACCACCAGATCTTTTTCTAGATCTAAATTCTTGTATGTACTCATCAGGAGTTTTATTAGGGGCTGCTACACTCTCTCCATAGAGATTTGGGAATACAGTTTTTAGGTCTTTTTTATCTCTTAGAACATACCCTAAATATTCTCTTGCACCTTGCCTTCCTAAAAAATTTACCAAAGCTCCGACTTCTGTTACGTCGTATGGAAAATTTGATATTTGAGTACTATATTCGTTATAAAGATCTTTCGCTGCTTTTTCTATCCCTGGAATCCCAGGAATCTTTCCTTGAACTCTAAGTCCTAAAATTTTATTTTGAAGAGCAGTATCCGCCGCAAATGCGTTTCTATCTATATTTTTAAGTTCTGGTAGGTCTTTTACTTCGTTATATAATTGTCCGTATAGTCCTGTAGCTGAACTATTTGGGTTCATCATATACTTACCATCTTTACTTTCTACGTAGCTAACTCCTTTTTTAAATCTATTTAAATCAAATTTTGGGGGTGCTACTGTAGTTGGAGTTATACTTGACATTTTGGAATTACCAGACTGATATTTTCTAACTCCTCCTAATTTATATTTCTTAATACCTCCTGCTTGTTGATTAGCTATAATAAGAGGGGCTCCAGAAAATCCTCTGTTATATGCATTAAAGTTTATCCACTGATCGTAATCTAG